CGGCAGTGGACTACAACCAAGTTACTAAATGGTTCACCGACCTCGTAGAGAAGCACGACATCAGACCGTTATGGGTTTGCTATGACAGGGCATTAGCCGGTTATTGGGCGCCGCAGATGGAGGAATACGGATTCGACATGGAGAAGATACCACAGGGTCCGACGACATGGTCTTACGCTATGAAGCAGTTAGGGGCATTACTTGAGGAACACAAAGTAATTTATCAGAACAACCCCATCATGCGCTGGTGTCTGCTGAACACGGCGGTGAAATCTACGAACCGCGACGGCATAAACACAATCCAGCCAGTAAAAAGCGGGAGTACCAGGAGAATAGACGGAATGGTGGCCTTGTTAAACGGCATGGTCGGATATAACAACCACTACGAAGAATTCATGCTCTACTTGAGGTAATAAATGAGCCAGAGAATGAGTTTCAGAAATGCAATTAAATCAATATTCGGAGGATCTAAGCAAAAGATCACTACCGGCACATGGAAAGAAATAGGAGGATATACTTCATATTTCTCTTCCTTCGGCGTGGATGCTTATGCAAACGAAGTAGTCCGGGCCTGTGTCCGCACACTCGCTGAGCATTCATCCAAAGCAAATGTAAAAGTTTTAAGAGCCGGAGAACAAAGGGATATTCCTCTCCAGAAGATTATCCAATACCGGCCGAATATGTACATGAACGGTGCGGACTTCTTATATAAAGTGAGAACGTTGCTCGAAATCAACAACATGGTTTTTGTTTACATTCAGCGCGACGATTACGGAAAGTGCACTGGGCTATACCCGATGCCCAGAGCTCAGCACGAAGCTGTTGAGTACGAGGGCGGGCTGTACATCAAGTTCCGGTTCGATTCGGGGATTGTGCAGACGCATTCCTGGGAAGATCTTGCTGTGTTGCGGAAAGACTATAACAAGTCAGACATCTTCGGTGACTCGAATACTCCGATACTTACCAGCTTAGATCTCCTGAGTACAGCGTCTCAGGGCATGGCTAATGCTATAAAGTCTACATCCAATCTGAGAGGTATTCTTAAGACGACGAAATCAATCTTATCCAACGAAGACAAAACAAAGATAGGCGAAAAGTTTATCAGCGATTACATCAACATGGAGAACAGTTCCGGTGTTGCGGTAATTGATGCCAATCTGGAGTACACTCCTATAACCTTACAGCCGCAGATTGCAAACTATAAACACATCGCAGAGCTGAGGGATAATATCTATCGATATTTCGGAGTGAACGAAGACATCATCATGTCCAGAGCTAACAGTGACCAGCGGGAAGCATTCTATGAGTCGAAGATAGAGCCGTTCCTTTTAGCGTTATCACTCGAGCTCACCAATAAAGTCTTTACGGACCGGGAAAGAGGTTTTGCAAACGAAATAATGTTTGAGTCGAATAGAATGTCCTACATGTCAATGAATGAAAAACTAGCCTTACAGGCCATGGTAGACAGAGGAGCCATGACACCTAATGAGTGGAGACAGGCTCTCAATCTGGCACCGCTGCCCGGAGGTGATGTACCTATACGGAGGCTGGATACAGCACCGACAAATAACACAGAGGGAGACGAAGAAGATGATAAGTAAAGACAGGTGCTACAGGCACTTTGAAGTAAGAGCTCAGGAAGAGGAAGGAATGTTCGTTGAGGGTTATGCAGCAGTATTTGACCATTCTACGGTTATGTTTGAATATGACGGAGTTGAATACAAGGAAGTTATCTGCAGAGGAGCATTTGACAAAGCTCAGATGTCCGATGTGGTAATGAATTTTGACCACCAGGGAAAACCTGTAGCGAGAACGAAAAACTCGACCCTTAATTTAACTATAGACGATATCGGACTGAAAATCAAAGCCGACTTATCAGGAACGCAGGAAGCAAGGACTTTATACGAGGAAATCAAAGCAGGGTACATCGATAAGATGAGTTTCGCATTTACCGTAGCAGATGAAAGCTACGACAAAGCGACCCATACGAGAAGCATAAACGGCATAAAGAGGCTATATGATGTCGCGGCTGTTTCAATCCCTGCTTATGACAGTACTTCAATACAGGCTCGGTCATTCTTTGAAGCGGAGGCGGAGAGGGAGCGCGCGGAGGCACGTAAACAGCTAGAGCTTGCAAAAGCGAAGTACGAATATATGGAGGTAAACAAATGAAATTAGAAGAAATGAACCTTGAACAGGTTAATCAAAGGCTGGCAGAGCTTGACGAGGAAGTCAGGAACGCTAACGATGTGGAATTTGTGAACAAGGCTACAGAAGAAAAGAAAGACCTGCTAGCACGCAAGGCTGAACTTGAAGACCTTGAATCACGCAAACAGGCAGCGCTCGATATATCAGCGCAGAAAGTCGAACCAAAAGTAATTGAAACAAGAAAGGAAAACGAAATGGAAAAAACATTCGCAATAGACAGTGTTGAATACAGGAACGCTTGGCTCAACGCTATGAAGAACACACAAGTCTCAGAAGCAGAGCAGAGGGCATTAACAGGAGCTTCATATTTAGTACCTACAGCAACTGCAAACAAAGTGCTTGACAGCTTAGTAGACATGGTTCCTCTGTTAAACGAGATAGACCTGCTAAGAGTAAAAGGAAATGTGACATTTGCAGTAAACACAGTTGCACCGACAGTTTCTATAAAAGCAGGCGGCAGCGCAGTTGACGATGCGACAACTACATTTGTCAATGTATCGCTCGGCTCTTACACTATTTCAACAATAGTCAGAATAGGCGCAGACACAGCTTCAATGGCTATAGATGCCTTTGAGGGTTGGCTAATTGGCAAGATAGCAGAACAGTTATCTTATAAAATCGAGCACTACATCATAAATGGTGATGGAGAAGGAGAGCCTACAGGAATAGACCTCGCATTCACATCAAG